CATTGCAAACAAAACAATCCAATTACCCACCATACAATATCGTAAAGAAAGACGATGACTTCTACGTTGTAGAAATCGCTGTCGCTGGTTTCTTGCAAGCCGAAATTGATATTACTTTAGAAGATGGTGTACTAAAGGTAACTGGTGAGAAAAAGTCTGAAGGTGAAGATGGTACTGTGTTCATTCACAAGGGTATCGGCGCACGTGACTTCCAACGTTCATTTACGTTGTCTGACACTATCGTAGTACAAGGCGCTGACTTGAGCAATGGTATCATCTCTATTTCACTAGAGAACGTAATTCCTGATGAGAAGAAGCCTCGTAGAATCGAAATTGGTTCTGGCGAAGCACTATTCTTACAAGAGGACTAAACTACTGAGGGAGGGGAAACTCTCCCTCTTTTATCTTACACACAAACACACAGGAGACATAAGATGTCCAATAAAAATCCGTTTGAAATCCGTGCAGAAATGCTACAACTAGCTAAAGAGTACATGGATCAACAGTATCACATGAATATTCAATTCTTTGAGAATATGATTGCAGAAGGCGATAAGCAACGTAAAGATGTTGAAGAAAGCCTAACAGAAGCATACAAAATGTATTCAACAGAAGAGTTGATGGAGAAAGCAAAAGAACTATACGCTTTCGTATCTAAGAAAGATTAAGCACATGAAAAATATAATTACCGCTACTGTTATGATGCTTTTCGCAACAACAGCATATGCTGAAGACACTACAGTCGAAATGTTAAACAAGCGTGATGATGGTGCCAAAATGGTATATAGTGAAGACATCACACGTATTGATGTAGGCGACACTATTACTTGGGTACCAACATCAAAAGGTCACAATGTAGAATTTATTGCTGGCCCAGATGGTTGGAAAGCACCAAAGAAATCAAAACTAAACAAAGAAGTCGAAATGACATTTGACACACCGGGCGTATACTTGTACCAGTGTTCACCACACAAATCAATGGGCATGATTGCCATTGTAGTTGTAGGTGATGGAGACAATGATATTTCAAAAGCCAAAGTAAAAGGCAAATCAAAGAAGAAACTAAAGGCATTGTTAGCTGACTTGTAATGCACGGCGATAGGGGTAACGTGAAAATAGTTTGGCTCATGTTAGCCCTATGCCTATTTCTACATGTTGTAGTGATACCTATATGGATGAGGAGTCTAGGACTATGAAGCCCAATACAAGCTTCAATTTGTCAGTCGAAGATGTAGATTACATCGAAACCGCACTAATGAAGATGCAATTAGATATGACTGACAGTAAAGACAAGAAAGATATCGTAGAACTTCTTGCCAAAATATATCATCAAAAAGTTTGGTATAGACCAAAGAAAAATTACGTTAGTGGTTGACAAACCGTTTCATATCTGATACAATGACCATTATACGATACATTATGAGGTACACATGAGTTTTTACACATCAGTACATCGTTATGGCAACAAGATGCTGTTTCGAGGTTACGATTCAAATGGCAACCGAATTCACAAGAAAGTGCCGTTCAAGCCTACATTCTATCTACCTACTAAGAAGCCGTCTGAGTGGAAATCACTCGACGGCGCTTCTGTTGAACCGATGAAGATCGAAAGCATGAGCGAAGCGCAAGACTTTGTTAAGCGTTACGAAGATGTAGACAACTTCAAAGTTCATGGCAACAATAACTTTGTCGCACAGTTTCTAGCAGAAGCATATCCTGGTAATATCAAGTACAAGCTACGTGACATCTGTGTCGGTAACATCGATATCGAAGTCGCATCAGATGATGGCTTTCCTCACCCAGAGCAAGCTGATCATCCTATCATCTCTATCGCATACAAAGACAGCAAGAGCAAAGTCTATCATGTATGGGGTCTAGGTCATTATGATGCTAGTAAGAGCGAACTAGATAATATTGAGTTGATACAGTATCGTCACTGTGACAATGAGAAAGACCTCATTGAGAAGTTTCTTATCTTCTGGCAGAGTAACACGCCTGACATCATTACTGGTTGGAACATTCGCTTGTTCGATATACCGTACATGATCAATCGTACACTCAAGGTCTGTGGTGAAGAGACTACTAAACTATACTCGCCTTGGAAAATATACAAGTATCGACAGATTGGTATCAAGGGTAAGTCGATGGATGCGTATGAAATTTATGGTGTGTCGCAAGTTGACTACTATGATCTATTTCAGAAGTTCGGCTACACATATGGTACACAAGAGAGTTACGCACTCAATCATATTGCCCACACAGTTCTCGGTGAGAAGAAGCTATCGTATGAAGAGCATGGGTCGCTTCATGGGTTGTACAAAGCAGATCATCAGAAGTTCATTGACTACAACATCAAAGACGTTGACCTAGTTGATCGTATCGACAAAGAGACTGGTCTCATGGATCTGGCACTTGTTATTGCATACAAGGGTGGTGTAAACTTCCCAGACGTATTTGGTACAACTGCTATATGGGACAGTATCATCTATCGATATCTGAGAGAACGCAACATTGCAATCCCACCTAACAAGCGTAAGAACAAGAGTCCTTACCCAGGTGGTTATGTGAAAGATCCACGTGTTGGTATGAGTGAGTGGATTACATCGTTTGACTTGAACAGTCTGTATCCAAATCTGATTGTACAATACAACATGTCACCCGAGACACTGATACGTGATGATATGGTTTACCCATCTGGTGTAGATCATTTTCTAGACGCTGATGCTGAAGACTTTGGTAATGTTGCTGTTGCGGCAAATGGTTCTAAGTATCGTAAAGACAAGCGTGGTTTCATGCCTGAGATCATTATTGGTTTGTACGATGAGCGTAGAGCAACTAAGAACCAGATGCTTGAGATACAACAACAGAACGAGAACGCTTCTAGTTCAGACTTGAAACGTGAGATCAACAGACTGAATAACACTCAGCAAGCAGTAAAGATTTTACTTAACTCACTCTATGGTGCGCTAGGTAATCAGTACTTCAGATACTTTGATCAAAAGATTGCAGAAGGTATCACACTGTCTGGTCAGCTATCAGTTCGATGGGCTGAGAAAGCAATGAACGAATACATGAACAAAATTCTCAAGACTGAGAATGAAGACTTCGTTATTGCAATTGACACTGACTCCTTGTATGTTGATATGAACCCACTAGTCAAGAAGGTCAATCCCGAAGACCCAGTTAAGTTCATTGACAATGCATGTCAGAAGAAGTTCGAACCAATGCTTGAGCAAGCGTATGCTACGTTGTTCGATAACATGAATGCATACGAGAACCGTATGGAGATGGCACGTGAAGCTATTGCTGATCGTGGTGTATGGACAGCGAAGAAGCGTTACATTCTAAACGTTCACAACAACGAAGGCGTACAGTACGCAGAACCTAAACTAAAGGTCATGGGCATTGAAGCAGTGAAGTCTTCAACACCACAAGTTGTACGTGACAAGTTCAAGCAAGCGTACAAGATCATTCTTGAGGGTAGTGAGAAAGAACTACAAGAGTTCGTAGCAAACTTCTATGAAGAGTTTAACAGTCTACCAGCAGAGAAAGTTTCTTTTCCACGTGGCGTATCTGATTTACGCAAGTGGGTTGATCGAAATACAACGTACAAGAAAGGTACACCTATTCATGTGCGTGGCGCTATCATGTTCAATAAGATGTTGAAAGAGAACAAGCTAGTTGTCGAAGAAGTTAAAGATGGCTCGAAAGTGAAGTTCTGCTATCTGAAGACACCTAACCCATCGATGGAGAATGTGATATCGTTCTCTACGTTTCTTCCTAAAGAGTTCGGGCTAGATGAGTACATTGATTATGAGATGCAGTTTGATAAGACATTCAAAGACCCACTGAAGTTGGTCACTGATGCTATCAACTGGAATGTTGACCAAATAAGTACACTAGAGGGGTTTTTCGCATGATACATACAAAGCTACACAAACCTTTATACAAGAGAGACACTAAAGGTAAGATCAGAGTTTGGCAGATGGAGCTAGGTTGGAACGATGAAGGTAGAGCTGGTCATCGTAGTCACACTGGTATCAAAGATGGTAGGGTTGTCATATCAGAATGGAAATCGTGCTTTCCAAAAAACGTTGGAAAGGTAAACGAAACGACCAGTAGTGAGCAAGGTCAGAGTGAGATCAATAACTTGTACACTCAGAGACTTGATAGTGGATATTTCGAAGATGAGACGAAGGTAGACACATTTGATAAATTTAAGCCTATGTTGGCAGTAGAGTATCAAGCAGACAAAGTTAACTATGATGACAGCGACTACTATAGTCAACCCAAGTTAGACGGCATTCGCTGTATTGCTCGTAAAGATGGGC